ATGCAGGGAGGGGTGCGATTTTCCGCGACCCCCCCCCTATGTTTGAAAATTACTTTTGATCGGAAACTTTCTTGTAAATATTCATGAAATCAAACTTAATAATTTCGTCGATTGCTCTTTCAACTTCTTTGTCATTCTCCTCATCAGTAAACTGATCAGAAGTTCGAGCAATTCGAGCTAAATAGTTGCAAGAATTGTAACCTTTTTCGCAATCGAATTGATACCAAGAATCGAACTCATCAAAAGGATCGAAAGGATTGTCGATTGTAGTCAAAGCAAACTTAGCCATGAGACTTGCTCACCTCTTTTCAGTTATTGATGTACTTAGAAATTGTAGAAGTAGAAACGCCAAGAGCTTCAGCAATCTGTCCAATTGTGTAACCAGAATTCTTCATGCTCTTCATCTTGTTAATCTTAGCTGTAGACAGTTGCTTAGTGGTCTTTGGCATTGCTCTCTGTTTAATAGAGTCGGGGTCTGCAAAGCGAAGTATCTGGGTAAGCTTTGAATCAGAGATGGCGCCTGCTTGAATGGCGTCCCATTCTTTATCAGTAAGAACTATTCTTGTCTTCTTACCACTTGCGCCAACAGAAGCGCGAGCGTCGTTGAGCGCAGCGGTTTTAATCTTACCAAGTTCTTTCTTATCCATGTCTGGATACGCCTGCATCTTAGCCTTGACAACAGAATTTGCTATGGCCTGAGCTTTCCTCTCACGAGGTGCGTTCTTTGCGGCCTCATTAAGCTTAGCGTTGAGAGAGTCGACTTCTTTGCGATACGTGACTTTTGCGGTAGGGGAATACTTAAGCTTACTAGTGGCGGCGTATTCCTTACGAGCGAGGTTGGCTAGGGCCTTCATCTTATTAGCATAGTCCGCGTATGCATTCTCTTGTGGAGTTCCAGACGACAGTGTATGAACATCATCGACGTAGTTAAGTTTCATAACCTTGGTGGTGGCTAGCACCTTATTTCCCTTGGCGTCGGTATAGGTTCTACCGGATTCCTTATAGGTTACTTTACCGGTATCGGGGTCTATTCTACCTGACCCCTGCCTCTCTGGAATACGAATATCCTGCTTACGCTTAGATAAGAGCGTACTTGCTCCTCCTCCGCCTATGACATTACCATCAGCGTCATACTTAGGTTGATATTTTTTCTTAAGAGCAGATATTCCATTATCTTTTTCCGATTGCTTGTAGTCGAGTTTATGCTTGGCAGCGTCAATAACCACCATACTATGTCGTACTGCACGGGCAAGCTCGGCTTCAGTTGCCCCTTGTAGGGTCATATCTGTAATAAGATTTGAGATCATGCCCATTTGTTTCTGGGTCTGCTCCTTAGTCATAATCTTAATACCAGACTTATTAAGTTCCTTGGTAATTTCTGCTTCATTAAGGCCCTTATCTTTGAGCTTCTGCACGCGCTCAGAAGTAGAATATGAAGTCTTAGGATCAAAACCAATAAGACCCTTGAGTGGCTGGGTAGACTTGACCTTCACCTTGCTGTTAAGAGGAATAACGACTACCGTGTCTCCATCGAAGTCTGCACCAGAGAGTCGCTCTGCTACCTTTGAATTAATACCAATCGCGTCTATGGCGTTACCAAGTATTTTCTTGGCGGACGGGTTCTTGTTATTTACTCGAAGCTCTGGGATCTCAAATGTTCCGCCATGAGGATATCGAACGAGAGCTACCTTCTCTCCATCCTTAAGATATGGAGCATAGACTTCTGTGTCCTTGATCTTAGTAAGAGGAAGAATAACACGAGTAGACTGTCGAGGTAGAGCGGCCGCCTTAAGATGCACAGTAGCAGAGTCACATTCGTTGGCGAAATCGAGAAGCATCTTCTTCTTAACCGTTGGATTGGTTAGGGATTTGATCTCATCGAATTGTGCCTCAGCATCAGAATATGTAAGGCCAAGCTGTTTCTTAATAAGCTGCATTGGTTGCTTAGAAAGAAATTGAGAAGACAGGCTGCGACTCATAGTGTCCCAGTCGCCCTCTTCTTTAAGCTTATTTATAGCAGAAAGCTTCTTCTTACCATCTTTATCAATATACCAACTCTGTCCATCAGCCTTAATATATGCGCCGAACGGATTGTCGGGATCCTCTTTAATGGGCTTGAGGACGTCAAGCTTTGGCGTTCCGCGTTTCTTGTTGGTATTGAACACAATATCAACACCATCAGGAATATCATCCGAATACATGGCCATGCCCTTAAGATAATGCGAGCCATCAACCATGATGCGAACCTGAGCGTAGTGCGAATTTCCGAGATCAAGATCCTTCACACCTCGACGAATCTCGATAACGCCATCTTTATCGATTCCACCATCCTCAGCATAAGAAATCTTAACTCGATCCGACTTAATGCTAGCAGGATACTCTCGCTTATCCCAAGACTTTCCGCCATCAGTAGAGTGATACTCGCCAACAGACTGAATATCGCCCATGTTGTCATAAATATGCTTGTAAGAAATGTCGGGATCACAAAGGACCTGAGTGTTTATCTGCTTACCCTTATTAGTTACCTGAGGAATACCGACACCATAGCTCTTGTAGCCTTCGGCCTCAAGCATAAATATAGCTTCTTCGAGAGTGTTCCTAGAAACTCCGAGCTCTCGCTCGACACCAGCGCCAACATCAAGAATATGCTTAGTCTTAAGCTCTTCCTTAAGCATATCGGCGGTCTTGGCTCCTTGATTCATTCGCTTCTCAGAACCCTCGTTGAGAAGAGAGCGAACAGTAGACTCGTTGAGGCCCATTTTCTTTCCGATTTCAGTAGGGCTGAGGCCATCCTCTTTAAGAGACTTGGCCCGGTCTACCTGAAGACGGCGCCGTTCATTCTTAGCGGTCTTATAGGCGACGCGAAGCTGGGTGGTGGAATCGAGACCCATAGCATTAACGATTTCCTTTTCGGTCAGACCTTGTTTCTTAAGGTCCTGAACTCGACTAAGAAAATCTCCGCTATGCTGATAAGGATTATCTCCGCTTCCCCAGGGATAGCGACCAGAACGCCGCTTAACGCCATAATGCATCAAAATATCTTCGGCGACTGGATTCATAGTTAGACCTCCTCTGATTTAGCCTTGTCTATCAGTTTGTCGAACGTGATGATCTTGTCGATGATTGGTGCGATCTCGTCGACTTCGGGATTATGTATGATAATTTCGTCGGACTGATACAGCCTGAGTTCCATGTTGATCTCGACTGGCTTGACACGATACTCTAAACAAAATAGAGCGGCATAAATCATAAGCTGTTCCATATGCGCAGGAGTGATTCCAGTCTTGAGATCGTGAATTCTAAGCAGTCCATCTCGGAAAGATATAGCGTCGGCGGTACCGAAGCAGTTGTCCGAATAATATAGAACTTGCTCTGACACCATCTTGTAACCAATAGCATCATTGACGAACATGTTCAGAGTCTTCTTAGATCGCGGAAGCTTCTGACCAAGTTCGATGCACTTGGAAGCAAACTCGTGAAGCTCGGTTCCTTTTGCGATGGCTTGGAATCTGGAATATGACTCTACCAGTTTATCATTATCGTAGTTTATCCAGTGATACTTACTAGCACTAAGAAATGCATGACGGCCGGCAAGATTGTAGTGATTGTTGAATTTCATCGGTTCTCTCCTTTACAGAAAATATCATTTGAATGCTTCCTCCAAGGCATCCAAAACTTCGTCCTTGTTCTCTGGAAATATAAAAGAGGCGAAAGACATTTCATCCATCTTATCAACATAGTAGTTTTGATTAGGTCGATGAGATGCTTTCGCAGATTTCTTAACTTCAAGGCACGCCCAATGATTGTTGTGCAAAATAAGAAGATCGGGAATCCCTTGAATATAGCTAGAGTCGAGCTTCATTACCATGCAATCCGGAAATCGTTTCTTCAGTTCCTTAATGAGCTTCGCTTGAAAATCTCTTTCGAGTTTCGTTTCATTGGTCATAATAGTGTCTCCTCCTCGTTTTTACGACAAACGTAAAAGGAGATGTAATCGACAACCGCCGACGTGTATACTCCTCTTCATAAAAGAGCATGAAATTTTCGCGAAACTTAAAAGACAAAAATAAGACAAAAATAAGACAAAAATAAGACAAAAATAAGACAAAAAGAAGACAAAAATAAGACAAAAAGAAGAGCCCTAGATTTCTCCAAGGCTCTAACTTTTATTTGGTAAACTGTTGTTCGACTTTTGCCTTCATTTGGTTAACCCTATCGAAAATCCAAGTGCGCGTGTTTTGGTTTGACGCGATGATGATTCCCGCGGTTACAGCGGGAACAATCACTTGTACTATCCAAAGGCGCAACTCTCGGCTTGCCTCGATAGTCTTATACTTCATAATAAGCCTCCTTAAACGAAGTTTACCTTCCATAAAAGGAACTGAAATCCCCGCGAAAGAACAAAAAGAAGAGCCCTAGATTTCTCCAAGGATCTTCTCTTTAATTACATCTCGTTGTAGCTATCGTATGCGTCAACAATACGAGCGACAAGCGAATGCCTAACGATGTCATTGCGACCGAGCTTTACGAACGAAATATCATCAACGTCGGAAAGTACCTTCTCGGCAGACTCGAGTCCGTTCGTTGAAGAAATATCCCGTTGACTCACATCGCCAGTAATAACGAACTTCGAATTGAATCCGAGACGAGTGAGGAACATCTTCATCTGATCAGGTGTAGTATTCTGAGCCTCATCCAAAATAACGAATGCGTCATTCAAAGTTCGACCACGCATAAATGCGAGAGGCGCAATCTCGATGACACCCTTTGAAATATACTCATCTGCTTTCTGAGATCCAACCATGTCATAGAGCGCATCATAAAGAGGCCTGACGTATGGATTAAACTTTTCCTCAAGAGTTCCCGGCAAATATCCAAGAGATTCGCCAGCCTCTACTACCGGACGTGTCAGAACAATACGACTCACCTCTTTCCGCCTAAGAGCGGAAACAGCCATGCTCATAGCCAGATATGTCTTTCCGGTACCCGCAGGCCCAACGCCAAACGTGATCGTGTTATCCTTGATTGAATTCACATAGCGGATTTGTCCGGCGGTCTTCGGACGAATGACCTTTCCGCGAGCAGTTGTCAGAATATCCTTAGGCGTGTTCTCTTCGGTCTCATTGATAGGATCTGCGTCATGCTTAATGTGGTCTGCCAAAATATACACATCCTCGATAGAAGTTGTCTGGTTTCGCAGTGCATCGTTGATAATATCGTGGTAAACGTGTTTCGCCTGTTCGATGGATTTCTCGTTATCTCCGTAAATTTCGACGCTACATTCGACTTGTTCTGACTGGTCCGAACTAGTTACATGCAGAACGGTTGACACGCCAAATATGTCGTCGATGGCATTCATTAGAGAATCGCACGGTCCGAGAACTAAGTCTGGATCGAGTTTGCTAGGAATATCGAAGACTAACCTATAAAGATGGTCGATAACTTCGTCGTTGTTATAAAACACTTCATGGTCATAGAATAGCATAGTCATAGATTCTCCTATCTGAAATATATGAGATGGCTTATATAGCTATCAAAATTTGAGCATCCTCCTTAAGAAATAAGTTCGTCTATTGTACGACCAAGAAATTTCGCAATCTTGTAAAGAGATATAAATCCTGGTGCCATCACTCCGTTCAAATATTTGTTTATTGACATTGGAGATATGCCGGTCTCTCTAGCCAAAACCCCTTGAGTTAGTCCTTTCTCGCTCAATACGGAACGAATATTGTTGCCCAGCTTCTCTTTGAGTCGTTCTTCGTCAACGTCTCCGTCCTCTGTTGTAGATTCCGATAAATATCGAAAAGAGTTCTCGGGATAGGTATATAGAAACTTGCTTCCGTTATAAAGAGAATATTCTACAGTCTTAGGTCCTACCATTCGCCAGCTTTCAACATCGTCGTTCCCGTAGCCGCTATAGATAAGACCCATCTTATATGCTTCTACCGGTTCGGTATCAAGTTTGAGATACGCCATTCTATTGTCAACGTAACTCCATTCTTTAATGTAGTCGCTGCCTTTCTTATACATCTGGTTTTGCTCCTTTCTACTCTTGTGGCCAAAAGCCCACTTTTATTTGCAACTTCTCTATACCACGTTTTATAACAATTATTATATAATAATTATTATATAACAATTATTATATTTTTACTTTTTAACTAATAGAAGAAATAAGTGGGCAATTGGCCATTTCACACAAAATCGCAGGTAAACAAGCAAAAAATCGTGGCCACTTTTAAAAACGAAAGTGGGCAATTGGCCACAAAATTGGCCAAAGGTTTCTTTAAGCTTTATGAATTCTTTGTGCGGAACCCAAAAACGCCCATTTTTAAACTTTTTCTGGCCAAAAAGTGGCCACAAAAATGGCCACGAATTTTATATACTATTGTTATAACGTATAAACAAAAGTTTATAAAAAGAAAGAGCCCCAGATTTCTCTGAGACTCTTTCTGTGGAGCTAGAATATCCTTGTGCTAAATGTAATGGGTTCACCCTTTGTCACGCTGTCTCTAATCTTCTTAACGACTGTACCACCGTCGATACCCCTGAGCAGAAGGTTGCTATCATCGTAGAAGAAATCCTCAAGCTCTTTGATTCGATCGATAAGAGGCCGATAGTAATTGTCACTATCAACCCTAACGTTCTCACGAAGGCTCATATTATTTCTACGTAAATACTCAGCCCTTATCAGAAGATCTCGGTAGTCCTTCGCCGCCTGCCTGACTACAGCGGCTGCCAGCAAAATGTAACCGTCCATGACACTTCCTTTCTGTTGGTATTATAACTCCATAAAACAGCTTGCTATTTACGCGAAAACAAAAAAAAGAAAGAGCCCCAGATTTCTCCGAGGCTCAACTTTTTCTAGTGCTTAATCAGCCATTTAATAAGGCACCAAGCAAGCCAAAACGGTCCAGTAATAATGAACATAATGAAATTGAATAAA